GCCCGATGCAAATCAGCTATAAGCAAAGCGGGAGTACAAGACCATTTGAATTTCCGCGTCCTCCCTTGCACCACACAAGCAGTTAGTCCTTTTGTTATTCTAACCGCCTGTTCAAAAACTTTTACTAACCAATCAACATACTCTTGTTCTTTAAGATTAAAACCAATTCCATAAGTCCTGCAATCTTCGTATGGTGGGCTGAAAAAGCACAAGTCAATTGAATTGTCTTCCATTTTAGACATTTCTTCTATGGCGTCGCCATAAATTAATTTATTATGTTTCATCATTTATCCTTTATAATTTCTAAAAATGAATAGCCGCCTCAGCCATGACCTTCGTTTAACTGCCGTATACTGTTTCGCCATGCTTGAAAAAATACTGTAAATTTCTTCTTCTCTTGCTTTATTAGCCTTAATACTTTTTATCGCAGCATTATGCGATTGTGTTAATACTTGAAAAAATACTGTAAATTTCTTCTTCTCTTGCTTTATTAGCCTTAATACTTTTTATCGCAGCATTATGCGATTGTGTTAATAAGCATTGCATACTAAACCACGTTTGATATACAATAATCTTATAAATATCAACAGAATTTGACATTTCAAAATCTTGACAATAATCATTTTCTGGTGTTGATTTGTTCCAGAATTTGCAGTTTTTACATTTATAAATATTCATCATTACACCTTTATATTATTAAGATATTAAGCTAAATAAGGAGCATAATTACTTTCTACAAATCCCATTGATGGAATAAACTCCCAATTGTAACCACAACATTCAGCGTTTAATACTATTAATTCAAGCTCATTACTTGGATAAGTAACAACCCATTTTAAATGTTGATGACACTTTGGACATGCTGCTTTTACTATAGCGTCTGTCCATTTATATTCTTTAAGATTTTCTAACCAATACATATTTATAATTCCAAAAAAAATCAAAAGTGATAGACAGCCCCAGTAGTGTACTGAGGCCATCTATCGGAGCAAAAGAGATGTGTGTCTATATATCTTACAGTTGCAGCGACTCAATGATAAGATTAGCTACTTCGGCATACGTCTCATAGTCGTCCTGATTGATGCCTAAATCGTAATCATCAATAATCGTTTGAAGCGACTCTTCGTCGTCGGCCTCACCCATTGCTGTCACGTACTCTGCCGTCAATTCATCTCCTTTGTCGCCGTCATCGGTTTCATTATCCGGTTCCGGCTGTTCAACCGCCTCGCCTTCGAGCAGACCAATGAAATCTACATTAGTAAACTCTTGTTTGGTGCGTACTTTGAAAGCAACAGGTAATCCCTCGGTCTGTCCGGCGTCATTGGGAATATCCTCAGAATCTTCAGACGGCTCAACACCGAGAATAGCCAAATCACCCGCAAAATAAGCACGATTGTCTTCAGTTTCAAGTCCGGCAGTCTTTATTTGCTTACGACCCTCAAAATCTTTTGGTGCTGTGACCTCTAATACCCACACACATTGAAGACGTTTGGACTCAGACTTGGACAAACCAACAACGGCGGATGTAATAACACCTTCATACTCGCCATCCGGCAATCCGCCACCTACTCGTGGTTTGACATTTTTCCACGACTTCTTTATCGCACGTAACTTTGATGCTACACTTACTGTTGCCATATATTTATCCCTTTCAAAAAAAATTAAAAAATAGTACTATTTCTACCACACTATACGATTTTATGTTTGTCGAGGCCACCTCCTTTCTATATATACCGATTAGAGGCCACAGCAGCAAAAATACCTTTCACCTGATATATTTCCTTCATTGCTGCCTGATTATTCCGTATCTACCCCGTCTTGGGCGAGCTGTGACTCAGAATCACTACTTGTGTCAGTTTGATAAGGCCGATATGGATGTAATGGACAAGCAATAATACTACATTTTTTTACTTCTGTGGCCTGCCAGCACATACAATCGAGACATTTACTGTTAATTGCAGCACGTAAACTGTGTCCCTTCATGGCTTTATCATATTGTTTTCGATATGATCCACCAAATAAATTGGGAATATTGTTTTGATATGCGGTAATTGTTGCTTTTTTCATTTCTGTCTCACAGTTCTCTTAACCTTCTTATGCTTCTTGACAACAGGTTTCTGTTTTCCGAAACAACCTAATAAGTTATCAACCGCTTCTCGTTCTGTTCCGAATCTCATTATCCCTTCCGGGTATTTCTTCAACAACACACTTAAATTATCTTTAGCCTCCTCAGATTCAGAGCTCAAACAACTCAAACATCTAATCGGCCTGCTCTTCGCCTTCCTTGTTACATCATTCACCACTCTCATATGGAGTATCATACTACAAGCATCGCCGACTGAATTGTAAATCGAATTACTCAAATCCATACTGGCTTTATTAACCTCTCGATTATTCTCCGTTCGTTTTCTCTCTCGTTCATGTGATAGTATTAAAACACCCGGGCCGAATGACGCTAACCTCAATATCTGATACTCCAATTCAAATCTAAGTTCCTGCCAGGCTTCGGCAAACCAACCATCGCCGCCTACCTTACGTGTGGCCTCGCGTAAATCCGCTATACCCATATCGTGACATATAGTACTGATACCAAGTGGGGCTAAAGCGTCGATGGTATCTATACACCACATTTTAACTGTCTTGACTAATTCGGGGGACTTCTCCATCTTATCGACAAACGCACGGAAGGTTGGCCATGTCGGTATCATTGTTTTGCGAATATTCCAGCTATGATTGATCCTTTCACACTGAATAAAATACACTCCAGACTGGGATAGATGATATTTCTCTTGCAAAGCGAATCCCATTTCTTCGGCAAATTTGGATTTACCGACACCGGGCATACCAAATACAGCCGATATAGACTCCTCGAAACATGTAGTAGCGGCAGACGCTTCCGTTTCAAACTTAACATCGTGGACAGCTTGTTGTTTCTCGATACGTTTTAGACGGGAGGCAAATTTACTTGGCTTGCCGCTATTTGTTTTACCTACTGTTCCTCGTATAATCTTACGCATATTTATTCCCTTTCGCTTTTATCTTTCGAATGTAAATCGGCTAACACAATCGCCTCTGTTTCAAATGCGAATCTCTTACCTTCTGCAATAGCTTGTTCCAATTCCTCTTTAGCAACTTCATGTGGGTTTATCCCAGGGTCAACCATACTTTTGCTCCTTTTTACTTGTTAACTATAATCTAAATCTTCCTTGTCGTCTACAAACATTTCGTCCTCACAATACGGACATATATCAGGAAATTGTGGATGCCCAGCCAAATGATCCCACCACATATCCTGTCCTTGTTCTATATCATAATCCGCCATTTCACCCATTCTTTTGCTCCTTTGTACTATTGTTCTAATTCTTTTTGAATAAAAAACATTACATCTTGCGGGTGCATACCGTCTAAGAATAACTTATTAACCATTTCCAATGCCGCTCTCCATCCACATTTTCGTGCGTATTCTTCACTACCATAAGGTCGCGGGTCTTCATCTTCTTTATCTGCCCACTTTTCAAACTCTTTCATTGGCCTAATTCCTCATCTATAAAATAACAAACATCTTCCGGTGTGTAGTTTTCAACTTTAACTCTGGCCCATTCTAAAGCATCCTTCCACCCAGCCCTATATCCACGACCCAATGGAATAATATCTTCGCAAAACTGTTTTGATATAAAATTCTGTAATTCTTTTTCACATTCTTTCATTTCTCTAACTTCTCCTTTTTTCCAATTCATACAACATATGTCTTTGCTTTTTATCTTCGCTCCATTTTTTCAAATAATCAAATTGTAAACTCCAAACGTAAATTGGACACAACATACCCTGTTCAGCTAATTGAATAAAATTTCTATAGTTTCCTTTGGTGTTGTAGAAAGCCTCACCTCTTACCGATTCGGGCTGTAGATTGGCGACATTTAATCTATCATACATTTGCCTGTTATTACACGCAGAAAGACTGATTAAATATAATAAAAACCACTGTTCAAACGTCATTGTTCGAGTTCCTCTTCCTCAAACGGATAAAGCATGGTATGTTGTTCATTTCAATTACCCGCTAATTCCTGTTCAAGTTTATCGGGGTCACAACACATTCCACTTTCATCCAACGCGCACTCTAAAGCAGCTTTCCAAGCCAATGCGGCAATGTTCTCGTGTAAACTAATTTTATTTGTTAGGCTATCTTCAAATTCTTTTTTGAGTTCTTTTATTGGCGCTGGTGTGTTCCACCACTTCGTAAATTCTTTCATTTCTATCATTTTAATTCTCACCTTTCCAAATATTTATGTACTTATTTACTAATTTTCCATCAATTCCTTCTCTTCAAGTGGATACAACATAGTCCTTTGTCTATAAAATCTCAAATACATTTTCCAATTATTCGGATGCAGACATAACGGCAAGAACTCACACCCGGAGTAATCCGAACATTTAGTTTCCATCTCCGGCCAGTAATTGGGATCGAGTAGTTGCTCCTTTGTCAATCCATCGTAAATCATTTTGAGTATTTCGGCCATGCGTTCGATACTCTGTCCAACCGAATCGACAAACTGTTTAACAAGAGACAATTGCAGCCAAACGTAATACATCTCCGGTCGATCAATACAATCTTGTCTGATCTCTTCAACAAATTCATCGACTGTTTGGTTTTTCTTCAATCGCTTTTGAGGTTTCTTAAAGATACAATAAGCACATTGACCGTAATGTTTTGTCTTGCTGTTGCGATTGGCCCAACAGTAGGAGTTAATTTGTTTGTCAAGTTTTAACGAATCCAAATACCCTTGATTAACCTTAGATGCCGTCTTAATCTCATACAAACTGCTCTTACCCTCATAAACACCTTCACCGTCTTCGCTGCCACAATAGGTGACACCACATTTGAGTTTGGTGTTAACAAGAACCTGTGACTTGGTAAGCGACATTCCATATTGCTTAGCCTGTACCTTTGCTTGTTCTAATATTCCTTCGATAAGACGGTATTGCAGGCCAATCTCTTCCGTCAATTTGGACGTATCGTAACCTTTCAAACTGGCAACACTCTCTTTCTTCATCAATTGTTTCCAGTTTTTCTTGCCTAACAAAATAGCCTCAAAGCCAGCACCCAAGACAGAGCCGTACCAAAAGTTCATGTTTAGGTTTTTACTTTGCAGATTAAGGACACGACGCCAGAAGTATCTACGCCAACAAGTTGTGTCGGCCATTTTATGAACTGAAACACAGAGTAATTTAGTACTTGGAATTATTTTACTCATAAGGTACTCCTATATAATCAAGAACTTTTCCACATCCAAGTTTATTGATACAGTAGTTGTGTTGTTTGGGATGGCTTTCTTTCATTCGCTGAAAACGATTTGGCTCTTTTTCCATGTGGACACCGAACATACAGAACATACAGCCTGTATTGTCTACTCCCATGTCATAAATAGATGAGTAAGGAAGATTGTTTGTTTTTATGTATTTCCATATATCATTTTGCAGCCACACAGAGAGAGGACGAGATTGATTTTTGTTACCAACCATGTTGCATTGATGTTTGAGATAAGACTGACGGCGCAAGTGACTATCACAAGCCATAGTTCCAATAATGGATTTACAGAATGTCTCTTTCTCATATACATGAAAGGGTTTTTTCTTTAACCAATTACAACATTGATGTCCTATACCAAAAGGTGCTTTAATCAAAAACCGCCACTTGAGAGGTATTCTTCCTGATTTATATTTGTTGTTGTCTCCATGTAATCTTTTGTATCTAAGTTTTTCAGAGAAAGTATTTCTTACTTCATATATCTTTTGACTTGTTTCCTTTGAGATGACAGGATAGCCGTACTTCTCTATAACTTCTTTGAAGGTTTTTTTGGGCTTAATCCAAGTTACATTATTAACAGACTTAACAAAATCTCTTATCTCAGGGTACTCTAAACCAGTATCAGAGAACACAGCAGGAATTTTAGGGTACATAGAGCGAACAAGATGCAATAGCACAGTAGAGTCTTTGCCCCCGCTAAAAGCTACATAGACTTGTCCATGCCAACGGTTGTACCACTGTTCTATCCGCTTTTCAGATAGTCTTATCTTTTGGGTAAGGGGTAAAGATTGTTTTTGTTTTAGTTGCCAATATTCCATTAGTTTACACTCAACATAATTGTCTCAACAGTAGTTATTTTTAATTTGGTACTTGGAATAATTTTATTTACTTTTGCCATTATTTCTTAACACTTTCTTTTCAATTTTTATATCTTCTAAATATTCTTCAACTATTTTATAACAGTGAAATGACATATTAACTTTTTCAAGTGCTGTCAATACAAATTCAGCGTCCTCTTTATTATCAAATGATTCTATAAGTCTGTAGTAATCTGTTTTCGGCGATGATGGAGTTAAAGAATATATTGCATGATATTTATATTTTTTCATTCTTCCCACCATAACTCAATCTTCTTAATTACGTATTCCAAATTGGCTATTTGTTCTTCAATCAATTCAGTCGCATCAGGATATTCATGTACTAAATGTTTACATATATTAATAGTACTTTTAATTCTTTTTATTGTCATTTCTTTCATCTGTAATTATCCTTTAAGGCTTGTCGTTCTTCTTTAATCGTTTGCACCAACCCGGCAATCTGTCCTTTGAGGTCTTTATTAATCTGTTTTTGTTCTCGGAAACGAAATCTTTCGGCACTTAATTCTTCTTTCAGCTTGGTGTTCTCGGCTTCGAGGGTATGTATGTATTCACAACTGGCATGAATAGCCTTACAGTTAACGCAAGGACTGTTGTCGGAAATGCTACATCGGTTATTTACAGCGTCGAGATAGGCTTTTTCCTTTTCGCTCATTTGTTATTCCTCTTTCAATTATAAAATATCATACGCACGAAGTTCCAACTTGGGTCGCTCAGTATTACCGTTACTATAGAACGGCCAAACGACAATCTTCAGTGTCATCATCGCCCTCGCCGGATATGCCTGCATGGACTCATAGCTTCCAGGGCCAAGTTTATGGCTCAAAAGCCAACAACCCGGATTAGCTCCCCATCTATTTTTATATCTAAGCTCAGGCCCATTCTTAGACTTTAATCCACATATATAAGGTGCAGGCTTGGGTGGTTCAATTCTGAAACTATGTGTGTGGCCGCTTAACGACACATCAGCACACTCCCATTCGGCAACTAACCGTTCAAGCTTATTGGCCTCAGCACCGGCGGTACGTCCACCACCATAGCCGTGACGGGCGTAGATTATAATTGTTTGGCCGCTGCGGCCGCCCCTCTTAAAGTGTAAAACAATCAAACACTCGTCGGTCAAATTCACAAACCCCATTCTCTGACACATGTCATCGTGAACATTGGTATTATTCCTTGTTTTCATGGCCTTTTCATGGTTACCATACATCGCACCCAATGTTAGATGTTTAATAGGATCGAATAGTTCACAAAAATGATTAATCTCCTGTCCGCATATATCGCTTAACTTCTCTTTGACATTAGCCGCATTGCCTTCGACAAACCAATCGGCCAATTCACTGAAGTCAAACCGCTTGTCACCGGCAGCATTAATACTATTCATATTATCACCGCCGAAAAACACCCGTACATGGCGGTTAGGCATTTCAGACCGACGAATGATTTCGGCAATTTGTTTTTTAATTGCGTCTTCATCACAGTTGTATTTTCCCACATGGAGATCGAAGAAAGGAAATATTTCAACACGGTCTGTACGTGATTTACAATTGATAGTTGATTCTAAGATATACATTAGCTATCCTTTCAGGGCTTCTATAATTTGTTTATATCCACGAGTATCATCTTGCTCGTCATAGCCCATTAAAATCATTTGCTTTGCCACAACCAATGCTTCTCGCAGCTTTTTGTTCCTGGCTTCACACTCGGCTAATGCAGCATCAATACAATCTAATCTTGTGTCATCATCTTGTGGTATCCAAATATCACTCATATCATTCTCCTTTCCTTATTTATACTCGCAACCCGCCTTTTAATTAAAGTTCATTAGCTCGTTCGTAAGCAGCCCTGAATATTTCTGGCAACAAATCTATCTTCGCTCTCTTACCCACAAATATAATTGGAATATCATATTTAACGGCTATCTCTGCAACCCAATAATAGATTGTCCTGGATGTCAATCTCGCCTTACCTCTACTCTTTCTTCTTATATGGGCCAACGCCCGATTAATACTTAATTCGCTTAAGGTATCCTCTACAACAATAACTTTAACCGGATATTTACTTAGGCGTTTCAAAAACCTTTCAAACGTAGGTCTATATCCATTGGCCAAATCATTTAGCAATTCAATCAAACCACTCTTTTTCTCAATGGCAATTACATCCTCGAAACCCTCGAAAGTATAATCACCTGTTTTTAGGTTTACCCTTTTCATTTTGAACGGCAATACCCAGGGACGTTTTTCCTGTTTGTCATATAGAACAGAAGGTAGCTGCTTTGGGACTTTTTTTTTTTTTATATATCTCATTGTTGTTCTTTCCGCTCATTCTCGTCTTCAACATCATCACTATAAACGTCATGGCACTCATGGTCATATAAACACCGACCACACATTGTCTTCTCACATATTGAACAAGTGAAAAAATGTCCAAACGATTGTGGCTGTCTACATATAAGACAATCATCACTTGGCCCCCATCTATTCATTAATAAAATCCTTCAAATATCAAACTTGTTGCTCCACATCTGGAACAAGTTGTATTCTCTGTTTCAACATAGTTACCTAATCTATTAAACATCATACTCTCAGGAGCTTTTACAAATCGACTACATTTTTTACACCGTCTTAGAAACGTAGCCCCATCACCATAGACTATTCTTTTCTCTTCTGCAAATTCATACATTGTTTTGCTCATCAACTCTTTTACTCACACGTACATTCTACCACATGTTCGGCGAATGTCAAGGGAAATATTGTTTATTTTTTAATTTTCTTTCAAAACATTTCAAAACATCTTTGACACTCCCACACTTCTATTCGATAATTTGAAATGCAAAAGATATTCCAGCCAATTCTTTTGTACTTATGGCCAAATAGATAACATAATAATTTATTCATATTTTCAGCTCCTCCTTGTATGCCTCAATCCATGTTTTTATATCCTCTATAATTTTTTGATAAAATTTTTCTTGTTCTTTTCTTATTCTGTCCGTTAGTTGTTTGTTACACTTTATATTCAAAGGTATGTCAAAACTATTCCACTTATATTTTTTTTCTTTCATGTTTCTAAAGTTTCTCTCTAATATTGAAAAGAAATTTAGCTCCATTTTCTCTCTAATATTGAAAAGAAATTTAGCTCCATCCATAGCACGCTCTATGTTCAATGCAGGGCCACCTATTATTCTGTCTAAGGAAAAAACCTGTGGAGGCCTTCCAGTACCCGTGTATTTCATATAAATCAAGGGCAGGTGGCGGTCGAAACCGGAAAGAAATACATCTCCGTTTTCCCAAACGTGTGTCGGATAGAATTTATCCAAAACTCTTTGGGCAATCGCCGCAGTAGGAAAATATTCAACAGTTTCATAAACACTACCGTCACTATGTACATAGTTTTCTCTTTCGTTCTTAATAAAATAACCCGTATTTGTATGCTCTTTTACCTCAAACATTTTCAATCTCCTTACTCAAATTTTAGTTCTTGTTTTTCCGCCCAATTCGTCACAGTCCTCTTAACATCGACTCTAAACTTCAATCCAACACCCATCAATTCGGCCACTTCACTCATACATTTTATAGTCTCCCGGCAAAACATCTTCTCGTCCTTCTTTATATCTCTTTCTACCATTAATTCATCATACACCGGCAGAATAATCCTTGCCCCCCTATACTTCCTCTCATACAACTCATCCACTTGTAACAACCCTTGCTTAAACGCCT